ATGGAATGGGTGACACCGACAGGTTGGGTAGTGCTACAGCAATACCATGAGATGCAACAGAAGCGCATCAAGACGCACATCTCTGGCGAGGTTGTATCCCTGTCCTTCCCAAAGGAGAAAGAGAATAGTGTGCATCGACACCGCACTGGGCTGGGCAGTAGCCCTAACTTTATCCACTCGCTAGATGCAGCAGCCATGACCAAGACTATTAACAAGTGTGTCAAGGCAGGGATGCAGGACTTTGCAATGGTGCATGATAGTTATGGGACACACTCGTCCAACATGATTGCCATGTCAGAAATCTTGCGAGAGGAATTTGTAACCATGTATGAAGAGCATGATGTGTTGACAGACCTCAGGCAACATGCTATAATTACACTTGGAACTGAAGATGTACCAGTTCCACCAAGCAAGGGTAACCTAGACTTATCCAACGTACTGAAATCTGAATACTTCTTTGCGTAGATTTCTAAAGTTACAACCTAGCATTAACACAACGCAGCGATAGGAGAAATGATATATGCTCGTTATTAAAGGCAATGCACTCTGGACTAAAGTGTTTGAACCAGACACACGATTTGTACCAGAGGGTGAATACAGTATTCAGGTAGTTGTACCTGAGACTGAAGCAGCAGAAGTGTGTGAACAACTAGAGAACATGGCGCAAGCCAAGTTAGCAGAAGTTGTCAAGGAACAACCTAAACTTAAGAGTGTCCTGTCCACACGTAACCCGTTTGAGAATGACACTGACGAGGCTGGTAATCCGACAGGTAACATCCTGTTCAAGACCAAGATGAAAGCCCGTGTCAAGTCTCGTGATGGACGGGTCTACGAACAGAAGCCAGCAGTGGTAGATGCCAAGCGCACACCGATGGATGGTTCTCAGTTGGTGGGCAACGGGTCACTCGTCAAGGTAGCAGTTGAACCTGTACCATACATGATGCAATCAACCAAGCAGGTAGGTGTCACGCTACGCCTCAAGGCTGTGCAGATTATCAACCTTGTAGAGTATGGCAACACTGCCTCGTCTATCTTCGATGAAGAGGATGGGTTTGTAGCCAGTGCAGTACGCAAGGATGATAACTCAGATGTCTTTCAGGATGAAGTAGTAGACGATGCCGAAGGGGACTTTTGAGGAACGGGTCATCGGTGACTTAAGTAATCGTGGCGTTTCATTTGAGTATGAACCAGACAAGATAACATACTCAGTGGAACGCCAATACATCCCAGACCTTAGGCTGTCTGATACATTGTATGTAGAGTTGAAGGGATACTTTAGGCAGGATGCCCAACGAAAGATGAAGGCTGTCAAAGCACAGCACCCAGAGTTGGACATCCGCTTCGTATTCCAGAACGCTACGGCTACAATACAGGGAGCAAAGAAGAGAAAGGATGGGTCTAAGATGACCTGTGCAGAGTGGGCAAACCGTAATGGTTTTGTCTGGGCAGAAGCAACGATACCAGAGGAATGGTTGATATGAGTATCATTGAGATTACAGAAGAGATTGCATCCGATGTGGATGTGAATGTCGAACTCGACACACAAGGTCTTCGTGTCTCTGTCTTCATTGACGAGTGTGAGATACATGACTTCGTAGACTATCAGACTATGGCCTACATTATGGTAGGTGATAGGGACAAGTATCCTGATGAGGTTCTTGATAAGATTCGCAAGGAACTTGCAAATGTTGTAGAGATTCTTGAAGAAGCGACACGTGATGAACATGATGATGAATGAGGAAGCAGAGTTCATCAGACATGAACCTTGCCCTCACTGTGGTAGCAGTGATGCCAATGCTTTATATAGTAATGGTAATCACTGGTGCTTCTCATGTGAAACCCTAACCCCTGCTGACAAGCAGACTGAGGCGGTGGCTATGCTAGAAACTGTAGACAGTGTGTTCCTAGATTTGGAATACATGGAACTAAAGAAACGTGGCATCACTCAGAAGACCTGTGAGTTCTGGGGTTATGGTTTATCTGATTACAAAGGACAGAAGGTTCAGGTTGCAAACTACCGCAACAGAGCAGGTGATTTGAAGGCACAGAAGATACGCTTTGCCAACAAAGACTTCTCTGTTGTGGGTACACTTAAAGATGTTGGCCTGTATGGTGAGCATCTATGGAGAGATGGTAGGCATGGTAAGTTTATCACTATCGTGGAAGGCGAACTGGATGCCCTCTCTCTATCACAGGCTATGGATAACAAGTGGCCTGTAGTATCTCTACCATCAGGGGCTACGTCAGCAAAGAAAGCCATCGGTAAATCTATTGAGTGGCTATCCAAGTATGAGTATGTCGTCCTGATGTTTGACAATGACGAACAGGGTCAGAGGGCAGCAAAGGAATGTGCGTCTGTTCTTCCACCTAACAAGTGTAAGATAGCAACACTACCCCTGAAGGATGCCAATGATATGCTCGTCAATAGACGGGTCAAGGAACTGGTTGATGCCGTGTGGGAAGCCAAGACCTTTAGACCAGATGGTATTGTGGCTGGCACAGAGATGTGGGACACCATCATTACCACCGATGACAAACACTCAGTCCCCTATCCCTATGTTGGGATGCAGGAAAAGACAGGTGGGTGTCGCAAGGGTGAGATAGTCACACTGACTGCTGGCTCTGGTATTGGTAAGTCACAGTTGGCTAGGGAACTAGCACACAACTTCATCAGGCATGGGCATACGCTAGGCTACATTGCGCTAGAGGAATCGACTAAGCGTACAGCACTAGGCCTCATGTCTATTGAGATGAACAAGCCTCTCCATTTACGAGGTGAGGACGTACCACAAGAGGAGTTGAGAAATGCCTTCGATGCTACCGTTGGGTCTGGTCTGGTTTATCTGTATGACCACTGGGGTTCTACTGATAGTGATAACCTGCTGTCAAAGATACGCTATTTGGTGCATGGTTGCGGCTGCGATTATATCGTACTTGACCATATTAGTATTGTTGTTAGTGGACTAGAGGGTGGCGATGAACGCAGACTAATTGACAACACAATGACACGGCTTCGTGCATTGGTTGAAGAGTTGAACTGTGGCCTCGTACTCATCTCACATCTGAAGCGTCCGTCTGGTGACAGGGGACACGAGGATGGCGCACAAACTAGTATCTCACAGTTGCGTGGTAGTGCTGCTATCGGACAACTGAGTGACATCGTTATAGGATTGGAAAGGAATCAGCAAGATAAAGAGAACCCACATGTTAGTCAGGTGAGGGTGTTGAAGAACAGATGGTCAGGTGAGACAGGCCTATGTTGTTCTTTGAAATATGACACCGACACAGGACGCATGATAGAAACCCACTTCGATGACGAAGAGGATGAAGAGATAGACTTTTAACCAGTGCGGAGACACGGTATGAAATATATATGGGACATTGAAGCAGACAACTTACTTGATGATGTAACACAGGTATGGTGTCATGTATTCAGGAATGTCGAGACTAATGAGGTACACACCTTTGACCCAACACAGACGCAAGCAGCTATAAATTTTATGGACAAGGCCACCACTTTGATTGGTCACAACGTCATAGATTATGACTTGCGTGTGATGAAGAAACTATACGACTACACCTACACAGGTGAAGTGATAGATACGTTGGTATATTCACGAACCATTTGGCCTGATGTCAAGGAGATTGACTTCAAGCTACACAAACGGGGTGACTTCCCCACCAAGTTGATTGGGCGACACAGCCTGAAGGCTTGGGGTTATAGGTTAGGAGAATTAAAAGGTGTTTTCTCTGATAGTAGCGAGAACTTTGCAGCATACTCCGATGAGATGCTTGCCTACTGTATCCAAGACACATTGGTTACAAAGAAACTTTATGAAAAGATTGTTTCTAAAAACTTTAGTCAGGCTGCGCTTGACCTTGAAACGGAACTGCATACACTCCTTATAAAGCAGAGGGACTATGGCTTTCCGTTTGATACCAAAGCAGCACAGTCTTTGTACACCACCCTTGCCCAGCGCAAGGCTGACATTGAAGCTGAGTTGCAGAAAACATTTGAGCCTACGATTGTAGAACTCAAGACTAAGACTAAGACTATTCCATTCAATCCTGCATCACGACAGCAGATTGCTGACCGTCTGATGAAGAAGGGGTGGAAGCCTGAAGCCTTCACTGATACTGGTGAGCCTAAGGTAGATGAGACTGTACTGTCTTCTATTGAAATGCCAGAGGCTGAACTACTCAGTGAGTATCTACTACTGAACAAGCGGATTGGGCAGATTGCTACGGGCAACCAAGCATGGCTCAAGATGGAGAACAATGGCAAGATACATGGAAGCGTTAATCATATGGGGGCTGTCACATCGAGGTGTACGCACAGTCATTTGAACTTGGCACAAGTTCCTTCAGTTGGTGCTACTTATGGTGAAGAGTGTCGGTCACTTTTTAATGCACCCCCCAACTATTCCTTGCTTGGTGCGGATGCTTCTGGTTTGGAGTTGCGCTGCCTTGCTCATTACATGGCTGCTTATGATGATGGGGGCTATGCACATGAGGTGGTGAATGGTGACATCCATACCAAGAACCAAGAGGCTGCTGGTCTACCTACTCGTAACAACGCCAAGACATTCATCTATGGATTTTTGTATGGCAGTGGTGACGAGAAGACAGGTAAGATTATTGGCAAGGGTGCGAAGGAAGGTAAAGCAATCAAGAAGAAGTTCTTGGCTAAACTACCTGCCCTCAAGTATCTAAAGGATGCTGTATCTAAAGCAGCAGACAATCGTGGCTGGGTCAAGGGACTGGACGGACGTATCATTCCTATCCGACATAGCCACGCTGCGCTGAACACTCTACTACAGAGTGCTGGTGCTATAATCTGTAAGACATGGTACGTCTTCATTGCACGTGCCATCAAGGAAGCAAACTTGGACGCACAGATTGTAGCGTTCATCCACGATGAAGTCCAGCTAGTAGTGAGAAAGGGACAAGAAGATGCCACAGGCAGAATCATTCAACAGTGTATGCGAGAAGTCCAACAACATTTCAACTTCAGGTGTCAACTCGACAGTGAGTACAAGTATGGAAGAAACTGGGCTGACACCCACTAAAGAAGACCGCAAGAAGTTTGACCTTGACCTACAGTATGGTCAGGTCAGGGAGCAGATGGTAGCCGACATGCTTCAAGATAAGAAGATTGAGGTCAAGTCTGAACGTGGTATGTGGATGAAGACAGGTAACATTGCCATTGAGTATGAAAGTTATGGCAAACCTAGTGGCATTGCAGCCACCGAATCTGACTACTGGTTTCACAACCTGTGCGTAGAAGATGAGGTGTTTGCCACTCTGGTATTCAAGACGCATAATCTACGAAAGATTATTAGTCAGTTGGATTATGTCAAGACTGTCAACGGTGGGGATAACTGGGCATCAAAGATGTACCTACTTAATCTTCAGAAACTTTTCTCAAGTGATGTATTCAAGGCATTTAAGAATGGACTTTGATTTCTTCTTCAAGTTAGTATTGACATGTTGCTTCTTAGGTGTTACAATATGTCTATGTATAAAGTGGATTGTCGAATCATATCTTGATTGGGTTCAGGTTATGACAGGCATAAAGGTAGTTACTCTTGAGCAACAGAGAGAAGCTATTAAATTACAGGAACGATTAGAACAGAGAGGTATGGACGATGACGATTTTGCTAGTTGATGGTGACATCGTTGCTTATAAAGCAGCAGCAGGTGGTGAGATACCAATAGATTGGGGTGATGGGTTGTGGACACTACACTCCCATGAACAGGACATTGCACTTAGGCTAGATACTTTTATATCTAACCTAGTAGACGAAGCACCTGTGCAGGATTGCATCATAGCCTTGTCTGATACCCAGAACTTTCGTAAGGAATTTGCTCCTTACTATAAAGCAAACCGTAAGAATACTCGTAAGCCTATGCTACTGAACTGGGCAAGAGAGTATATGATGCAAGAATACAACACAATAATTTATAGGGGATTAGAAGCTGATGATGTCTTGGGGATACTTGGTACTTCAAACCCAGATACTATTATCTGGTCTGTGGACAAAGACTTGCTTACTATTCCAGCAAAGCATTGGATTAACGGAGAAGTGGTGGAAGTCGATGAAGATAGTGCCGACTATAACTTCTTCCATCAAACGCTTACTGGAGATAGCACGGACAACTACAAGGGCTGTCCTAAAATTGGTGGTGTTACTGCCAATAAAATTCTTGACGTTAATTGTTCATGGGATACAGTCGTTGATACATTTGCTAAACAAGGTTTATCAGAAGCTGTAGCAATAGAGCAAGCACGACTAGCCCGTATCCTACGGAACGGTGAATATGACACTGATACAGCAGAGGTAAAACTATGGCAACCTATGTAGGACATGAGGAATACATGAAGGAAAAGATTCGACAAGCAGACACACAGTCTGATATGGTGAACAGTCCACCACACTATGCAGATGGACAGATTGAAACCATTGACTATATCGTAGATGTGCTTGGCGAATGGGAAGCCATTAGTTATTGTCATGGAAATGTAATTAAATATACAGGCTCACGCTTGTTCAAGAAGGGTAACCCTATTCAGGATGCAGAGAAAGCAATCTGGTACTTGAACAAGATGGTTGAGTTAATGAAGAAAACAAAAGGAATAAACTGGTGATTGATAACGTAGTAAAATTTAGTTATACATCGTATAACGAAGACGGTGACATAGAGCGAGAGATTGAACACACATTCTCTACAGAGGGTTTCCTGCCTGATATGCTTCGTGCATACAAGGATTTCCTACAGGGTGTATCGTTCAATTATGTAAAAGAAATCTATGCAGTCAAAGATGACGAAGGCGAAGTAGGAGAAGAGGGATGATTACATTACAAGGTTATCAACGTACTGCTATCAAGACAGCAGTGTATCCTAAGACATACAGCATCTCATACCCTGCTCTTGGCCTTGCTGAAGAGGCTGGCGAGGTAGCAGGTAAGATTGCTAAGATGATGCGTGATGGGATACCAATGCAGGATCAGAAGCAAGCTATTGCAGCAGAGATGGGTGACGTACTGTGGATGCTGGCTGCACT